GTATTGTGCAAACCACCCTCCTATGAGTGCAACTTTTTTATAATGTAAATTTAATTTTTCTAATTCACTTGCAATCCATAATTTAGATTGTAACTGTGATATTGTAGACGAGTCCGATAATCTTTGATAGGCCCAAGGTCTTTGTTTTTCTGTTTCAGACCAAGCTCTACTCCAATTATTAGCAACATCAGGTGTATATTTAATATAGTCTACCATAATTGTTTTATTTCATCAATCTCGTACATATGTTCATTATTTTTAGTGTCAGCACTATTATTAAATAAACAAATTTTATGATCTGTTCTTAATTTTTTTAAATTCATATCTTCAGGAAATATATTACCTTTATACCAAGAATACACATCACCTTTAGGATATACATTAAAAAAACTTTCATTTTCTTCCCACATATTATAAAAAAAGTGATTATAATAATTATCTATTGTTCTATAAGTGAAAAATATAACTTCTGAATTTTTTGTAACGTGATCGTATATCGGCTTTAACTGTCCTCTATTCCAACGTACTACTGATGAATTTAAAGGAGTTGACATAATTTTACCATAATTCTTTTTACAATTGTCTATATCATTCCAATAACCTTTCACAATGTAAGGTCTACTCATTTCTAAATCAAAAAAATATTTTAAATCTTGATGTATTAATATATCTAAGTCCAAATATAAAAATTTATTACCTTTAATAGGAAACAAATCTTCATTAAAAATATATAATTTTCTATAAGCCCAAAACTGTTTTGGTGTATAATATTTGTCCCAAAAATTAGGACATAATATATCGTATTCTTTTGTTGGATTATCTGTTATACAGTAAAAGTTAAAAGGTACAGAACAATTTTTTTCTATTTGAGATTTTAATTTCTCAACATAGTCATCATATTTTGTGCCCCACTTAACACACAGTATAGTGTTTTCTATCATAATATAAATTATAAAATATTAGAAACTATTAAAAATTTTTATAGCTTCGCTTATTGTTACAGCTGATCGTAATTGTGTTTTTAAATCTTCATTAGCACTGTTTTTTATTTTATCAGTATCAAAAGCTTTTAATTTAAATGTATATAATATTTCTAAGTGTTTTTGATCTTCAGCATTAAAATTCATCATAGAATTAAAGAAAAGGTTTCTTACATCTTTTAATTCAGTTTCTACTTTTTCAAGCGCTTGTTGTTGAAAATCTGATATTGTATCTTTTAATTGTTTTCTATAGTTATTTAATCTCTTGATTGTTGAACTTGTCAATGCCTCTATATCATATTCTTTAATCAAATCTTGAAAATCTGGATGTGAATTGTCGTGTTTTAAATAATGACTAAATGCTTTTTCGCCTTCTTTATAAATTACTTCAATTGTAGATTTTTGTTGATCCGTATAATATGCTTCTATAATTTTTCCACTAAAAATTGCCATAGTTAAACCTCCGCTTTACGTTTTGTAATTATTATATTGTTTGTTATATTATGCCTGTCTGCCATTGACCAATATTGTAAACATACTGTGTTATTTAAATATCTTTCATAAGCCTCTTGTGATGACCACAAAGCAGCATAAGTGCTTTTCATACCATCTGATGTATTATCGGACCTTTCAGATAGTAATTCTCCTGCATCTTTATATTTTTGTTTTTCTCTTTTAAACAAATCGCCCAATAAACCTGCTTCGTTATTTTCTCCGTATAATTTAACTTCAACACTAGGTTTTTGAATTGTGGCAGTTACTAAGTATGGCATAATCTATACCTTATTTATCTTAAATATATAAGTGTTGGCCGTGCTAGGCGAACCATTTGGAAATTCTTGAGCTCTGTAGTCATCAGCACCAACTTGTAGTGTTTGATAATTACCTAGGCCGCCTATCAATATGGTATTAGCCACTGAAGAACCTCTGGCCGTACCAGAACCATCAAAATTATATTCTATTTTATTACCTAAAATAGATGATGCAGCTTCTCTACGTATATAGTCCGTTAATAATGTTGTTATTTCTGCTTCAGAAAATTGTTTTACATTGTTATTACTATCTGCATATAAAGGAACTTGTGATAAAGTAACTACAGCACCGATTACAATATGTAAATAATAGTTTGTAATTGTAGTTGGTTGGTCTAATGCTTCTGGAATTCCTGCAGCTGAATATAAAGACGTATCAGCTCTTGTATCTGTAAATACCGGTGTTGAAGATACTAATGATGCACCTGCCACCGATTCAGAAGCAGATAAAAAATATGTGCCGCCTTGTGAAGTTGTTGTTGAACCACTTGTTAATGTTGTAATTGCTGGTGCAATAAATGTATCTATAAAATCTGTTGTGTTCATATGTTGTAAATTACCAGCTGAATTGTAATATAATGGAAATAATTTTCCTGTATCAACGGCAGGTGTTATCGTAGCAGCTGTTTGTAAAATTCTTTGATATGCTACTGTTACAGTACTCGGTTCAGCTGTTGTAGCTTCAGAAGGAAAAGCAGTTACACTTGTTAAAGCCGCACCTGCTTGTAGTCTTGTGTCGTTAATGGCAGTTAAATTTCCACCGGAACCTGTTACTGATAATTGTTGAGAAGGATTTAAAGAATATTGGTAAATAGCAAGATTTTGAAGGTCGGTAATCATACCGGCGTCCATCTCTCTTAAATTACCTGATACAAAATATAAAGGTGTTCTTACTGCCATAATATATTATACATTTTCTAAGCACCTGCACCGTAAAGTGTTTTTAAAATGCCTCCAGTTGAATTTAATATTGATAATGTAACCACGCTTTTTAATTTTGCAGCAGCAACAGCTCCATCAGCTATTTTAGCTTCTACTATTGCACTGTCTAATAATTTTCCACCTGTTATACTACCAGTTAACATTGTATTTGAAACTGTACCAGTGTCGCCTGTTGTAATTAATGTACCTGTAATGTTTGGTACTGTTATTGTTCTATATGCTGTAGGATTTACAACAGTAATAGTAGTTTCAAAAGCATCGGCTGATGAACCTTCAAAAATTATTGAAGAATTAAATATAGGTGTACAATCAAAAACAAAAAGACTACTGTCTAATCTTGACTCTAAAGTAGGAACACCTGCAATTTCAGACATAGCTCCCAGGCCTGTAGCAGTGGCAATAGCATTACATCTTAATGTATCATTTATTAATAATCGTGTTGAATCTGTTGAACGAATTGTATTACCAGCAAATTCTACGGTACCTATTGTGTGAACTGAACCTACGGCCGTTAAATTATTTGTTACTGTTAAATTATTTGGTATAGTAACGTTGTTAGTTAAACTTACAGTCAATGTATCTGGTGAACTTACAACAGCATTGATTTGATTTGAAGTACCTCTTATATCAAATGTTTGACCGTTACCTACAATTTGTGTAGAAGAACTTGAATCTCTTATTGTAAAACCTGAAGCAGCAAATGTTGTATTTGCAACTTCTACAACAGCACCAACAATAGATGTTGCTACGATACCGGCACCGGCTAATAGAGAAGGATCACCAAAGTCAACCTGAGTCAAATTATTTAATTTAACTCTTACTTGTTCTAGTGTATCTCCTGCGTTTATGACTGTGTATGCCATTGTTTATTTTTTAATTACCTCTTTTAACAATTCTTTTATTTCAAACAACTCTTGCTTTAAAATATTTATCTCTTTTATAGTATTTCTTATCTGATCGCCTTGTTGTTCACGTGATTTAATTCTATTCATATATATCTGATATTCATTTTTATTTGTATTTACAATAGCGTTTGATCTTATATCTCTTACAAGTGAACTATGGCCTTCAACTTTAATTTTCATATTATGCTGCTAAAGCTATTCCTCTTAAATCTCTAATAATTGGAGGATAAGAAGAAATACTACCTTTCATAACTATTTTAATTTGAAATGCCGTAAATGTGTTTAAGCCTGAAGCTGAATATTTGTATTCTTTAAATACACCATCTTGTTCAGCAGGAGTAACAGTTATATCTTCTGAACCATCACCATTAAATGCTATCCAAGATAAATCATTAATATTTCTTACTTCTTCAGCACCTGTAAGTCTAAAGAAAACTAGAACTTCTGAACTTGATCTTACGTTTTGAGTTAATCTAACATCCAAAGCAGTAGATTCATTTTCTAAAGTAATTGGTCTTGTTACATAAACAGCTGCTGATGATGTGCCTGTAGGACTTGTATCATCTATAAAGTTTGGTGTATTAGCTGATGTAGGATTATTTAATCTATTTTGCACAGCAACCATACTTGTGCGCTTAACGTCTAACACTGGTGATATTTTTGTATTTGTAGTTGTTAATGTAAGATTTAAAAATAAAGATTTACTTTCACTGTTCATTTCATTTGATGCATTAATAGAACTAGCAACCATTTGAGGTGCAGTAAAATAAATGTTATCATCAGGAACTACACTAATAGCATTTGATGCTGTTAATAAAGAAAATTCAGATTCAGAACCGTGTATTGATTTACCAGTTGTTGTTCTTATATTATAATTCATAGAAGTGCCTGGTACCGTCATTACACTTAAATTTAAACAAGCAACATCAAATAATCTATTTTCAGTTGCTGTTACAGTTGTGCCACCAATATCTCCCGTAGCAGTGGCCGTACCAGCTGTTGTAATATCATAACTATCTAAAGTTATATTTGAAATACTTGTGTATGTGCCGTTAATTTGTGCTGATGTTATACCATTGTAAGTACCTGCTGCCACTCCAGCAATTGTAACGTTATTGTTTACACCGTGCATTCCGTGATTTTTATGGAATACTCTTATTACTCCTGAAGTATTTGTTGTTCTTAAAGGATTGTTCTGTAAAGTTTTTGTTGGTAAACTGTCATTAACAAGTGTAACTGTGCCTGTAACATTTTCAAATTCTGCACGATTAATTTTAAATTTTATATCTTCTTCTTGGTCGGCCGTCCAAGTTGAACCGTTTTGTGATTTAAAGAAAACACCGGCATAAGGGTTTTCAGATATTGTTCTGTTTGAACCTATTTGTGTATCTCCTAATCTTGCAACAAAGGCATTATAACTATTACAATTACTTAATAAACAAAAACTGTATTCTGTTTTTTCTTGTAAATAAACAGGAGAAGGAAATGTAAATTTTGTAGCTGTTGTAGCATCATCACTTATGCTTACTGAACTTGGATTTAATACAACTTCACCAAACGGTACAATTGTACGTGAAGGATAACCATTTACAACTTCTCTTATTTGCATTGTAATAGGAATATTTTCGTCTTTAGATTGGAAAAAACACTCTATAGATGTTACGAAAACACCAGCAGTATCATCAATTAAAAATGTTTGTGCAATAGGATCAACCCAACCTACAATTTCTTCAGTTGTTCTTGTTGATGTTCTTGTTATGCTTCTGGTATCATTTACATCTTGTCTTACTAATAATGGTTCTCTTGTTGATACAATAGTATTTTGTACTGTTTCTAAAGATCCTCTAGCTATATAATCTGCTTCAGCAGAAGTTTCAACATCTGTTGATGAATTTGTAACTGAACTTGTTAATCTAAAAACACGTTGACCTGTTCTCCATCTAGGGTTGTTATCATTATTAGGATCAGGAATAGCAAAAGTACCTGATACGGCACCGTTTGCATTTGTTACCATATTTCCTCCCAAAGAACCACCTGTAGGTGTGATGTATGATGTAATATCTACGTTATCAAAATAAGCATAAACTCTAGTATTAGGTTTCATTCTTGTAGCGGTAAAATTAATTGTTCTACTTCTTATAAAAGGTATAAATGCTATATTTAATACTTTATCACCTAATGCTGTTCTTACAACTTGAGGAACTAAAACGGATCTAATTCCTGTTCTTGATTGTCCTATGTCTTGCGTAGTTGTTGTTGTGACATCAGCTAACACAGGTCTAGGTACTCTACCAAAAATTTCTCTTTGATTTGTTATTGTTGTTCCTGTTTCAGGTTTACCTTGCCAAAAATCTTGCCATTCATTCCACACAGTTCCTATTTCTACTTGATCTAAATTAGGATTTCCTAAAGTAGTAACCAACGTATCAAAGGCTCCTGTTTGATTAACTAATAAATCAGGAACTCTATTTGTTTCTTTCCATTCGTCACCTGGAGGGTCTAGTGTAACTGAACCTGCCCAAGTGAATACGTTAAAAGGATTTACATTTACATATTTACTTGCATAAGGTTGATTTATTATTGTAGTTTCAGTGTAGGGTAATGTAATTAAATCTCCTGTTTTTTGATAATTGGCGGCTGTTCTATCAGCTGCTAATATTGTTGTACCATCATCATCTGCTTCAATTAATTGTACAGATTGAGAATTGTGCATTGGTCTCACAAATCCACCTGCCATATCCATAGAAACTTTATAATCTAAATTTCCTACATCTCCTATTCCGTGTCCTGTAAAATTATCTACAATAAATCCGTTTTTAAATCTATCAAATCCTTCAGCATCTTGTATTTGTAAAGATTGCGCTTGTGTTTCTAATAAAGATAATTGTGTGTAGTATTCTACGTTTTCAATTCTTTTTTCTAAACGGCCAATATCTCTCATAGTATATCGTTTATTATCTTGTTTATCAATAACTATATCGTTTGTATCTAAAGTGTAAGCTCCTAAAAATACGGTATATAAGTGCATAGCATTTTCAAGCCCTTTTGGAATTTGTGGAGTTATATTACTAGCACCTTTAATTACTTTAAAATTGCCATCTTTATCTAAAAATATTTTATCAATTCTAGGTAAATAAAACTCTAAATCTGTAGTAACATCTGAATTGAATTGCACAATATCAACTGTTGAATTTCCCGTACCACTATATTGTCTATCTTGTATTGAACTTATAACTGTAGATGCATCATCTACTCTAGGTCTAAAATCTAAACAATCTCTTAAATCAAATTTTATACCTGTTGTATCAGAATTATATGTTGGTATATCTTCATAGTCTATTACACCAGAATATGAATCAACATCAAAATAATCTCCTGAACCGTGTGAAAAGAAATCAAAATTAATTAATAATCTTCCGGTTGGTGCAATTGCACCTGTTTTTAATTTAATTCTACCTATATCATAAAAATTATCTCTTTGACCTGTGTCTAATTCAAATCTTGATGTAACATTTGTATCACTAGTTGTAGCTGGCGTACTAAAGTTTGCGGCCATAAAAACAGAATTAATTTTAAATACGTCTGCTTTTGCTAATCCTATTACGCCTTGTTGTATTACTGCTTGAGAAGAAATAGCAACTGTTTGATTGATGTTTAATGTTTTTGTTTTTGAACTTGCAACACCTCTTTGAACTGTTGCTAAAATTTTAACTTTATGTCCTGCATAATTAGCACCAAAATCTAAAGTTAATGTTTTTCCTGTTGGTGAACCACCTCTTACGAATGTAGAAAATCCTTCGTGATTATTTCCTGATAAACTTAATACGTTTCCTACGGCGCCTGAAGGACCTGCACCTAATGTCATAATAGAAACTGAAAAATCTTTTTCTGTTAGAGCAGGAAATGTTTCATTTGTGCCGGCTGTAATTGTCACGTCACCATTTGCTGATAATGTACCTGTAAAGTGTCGTCTTACGTTAAAGTTTGTATCTGTAACACTACCATTAGCTGTAGTTTTTAATGTTTTAATTCTTTTATTAGGTAATTTAAATATTGAAATATTTTTATTTGAACCTTGTAATTTACCACGATTTCTAAATGCAACTGTTTTAGTAGAAACATCAGAACCACCAACTGCTGTCAATAATTGTAAACTTGTATTTGAGGAAATAGATTCTACTATTCTAGTAATTGTATCACCGGCATCATCAGTAAATGAAATTGAATCGCCAATTTTTAATTCAGTTAAAAATAAAGTACCAAATCCTGTTACTGTTGTTCCACTGTTTGCAACTGATATAGAACCAAATATAGGATATCTTTCTCCATATGTTGTATCTATAGCAACGTCTGCCGTATAAGTAGGCGAACCTGCCATACCAACTTGTTTAACTTGTGTGAAATCAAAAGTTTGAACACCTTTAAATCCGTATCTTTCATTTTGTATAACTGCCGTTGCAGCTGAAGAAGTACCTGTAATTGTTTCTCCTTCTATAAATGTACCTGTTATATTATTTAAAACTGTAACACCGTGTGCGGCCGTAGGCGCTGAACTGAAAGAAGTTACGTTTACTGGAGTTGTTCCAGCAGCATCAAATAATTGAAAAGTATTTGTTGTAGGATTTTTAACTGTAAATACTGTGCCTGGTGTATATGCAACAGAATCAATAACAAAAGAACCACCTGTTAAAGTGATTTGCATTCCTTCTTTAAATGAGTGTGAGTTTAATGTTACAACTCCAGGACTTGCAACTGTAATACTTGAAACTGCTGCCGATTTTGTATTAGATATAGATTGAACAAAACCAAAAGCTCCTGATGTGCCACCTGTTACTTTTTCTCCGTTAGAAAAAGCAGGCGCTGTTTTTACGTTTAAATGTGTAAACATTTCTACATCAAATAAAAAATGTTTATAAACTGCACTTGTTAAGGCTGAACTAGAAAATGTGTTTGCACTGGCCGTTCCGTTGTTTAATTCAAAGCCTCTTGACTTAGCACGACCAATTTGTGGTATGGTAACATCTATTGTTGATTGTTGTGTACCTCTTGTGACTGTAAATGTATCAAATAGATTAACATTTTTAAATGCTTCAACATCACCAGAAACAAATCCAATATCAGGTGAACCGAATACGTTTGTAACGTTTACAAAATTTTCTACATCAAATCTTGTATTAAAATTATTTTCTGTACCAAAATCTCTAGCTTTATCTATATCAACAAAAGTTGTTCCTATAGTTTCAATTTCATAACCTTTTACATATGCTTTTCCAGGAGATAAACCTGCAGCTAATTTTGTTTCAACACCACCATTACCTGATGTGTAAATACCTCTATTATTTCCTGATATTAAATGTTCTCTTATATCTAAATCAAATTCTTTTACCGTGTAATCTCCAGATTCATCAAACGTTCTTCTTGCTAGTGTATCTTCTAATACAGCATATTCTGTTGAACGAACTTGGTTTTGTCTAATACCATTTGATAATCTTAATAATTCTACAAAGTCGGCATCATCTGTTGATGTGATTGTTTTTTTAGATAACGTTAAATCTATTTTGAATCTGTGAGCACCTGGTGCATTTACGTTTGATGAACCTTGAGCATTATCAACTAAGGTAACATCTTCGTTAGAAGTAACAAAAGATTCAACAACTGTTAAACCTATTCTATAACTTGGTGTATTTGTATATTTGTCAAGTATTAATGTTTGTTCTAATACTGAAACGTGAAAACCATTTATGTAATAAACTCCTGCAGCTATACTAGCAGCAGAACCAGTTGCTGTTGAATTTACAACAGCAGTTGCTAAAACTGTTGCAACACCTACTGTTCTGGCTTGTATTGTTTCACCATTAGTAAAAGAAAAAGATGTATTGTTTGTTCCTGTTTTAGTATATTTTACATATAAAGTATCTGGATCTGTACCGTCTGTTACAACAGCGTTGACACAAATACCTCTAACACCTGATGTAACACCTGTTAATTCTTTACCAATATATTCAGCAACTGTAGCAAATGTTTTAGATGTAAGTTTTACAGCATAGTAATCTAAATCAAAAGCAATTTCTCCTGGAAGAACCATTGCACCTTTTTCAAAAAGATGGTCTGATATTCTTTCAATTTGATTTTGAAGAATTGACTGTGATTGTGTTAACTCTCTAGCCTGTACTGCGAATGCTGGTCTAAAAAGAACTCTATGAAATTTCTTTGACTCAGCGTAGTCATCAAAGTAAGGTGAGAGGTTAAAGTCTGTTGGACTTGGCATAAATCTCCCTAAAACTCAATTACTAATTTAATATTTTCAGTTTGATCTGAAGCTCTCGTTATTGGTGCTCTGTTTTCAATATATAAAACGTCACCTTTATGTCTATCTAATTCTGTATCTTTATAACCATTTGTAAATGTAATTTGGTCAGCAGTTTCACTTGCTGTTGCACTTGGTGTGCCTGTAGCACCTGAAGTTTGGCCTGTAATAATATTTACTCCTGAGAATGCTGTTCTATTACCTAAAGAACTAATTCCTTCGTCATTAAATCTTGTTTGTATGTAATGTAATATTCTATTTGTAGCGTCCCATTCAACAACTTTACCTACAGCACCTGTTGTTGATTGATTAATTTCTTCATCAACTGCAAAAGTTCCTGGTGTAGGAGAAGCAGCAAATCTCACTGCTTTTGTTCCTCTTAATGTTGAAGCAGAAGCTAAAGAACCACCTGAAAATGGATTTCTGATTAAAACAATTCTTCTAAAATCGTTTTCTGCTGTAAAGTCACCTGTGTTTGCGGCTTCTGTTCCTTCTAAACTTACATTTAACATTACAAAGAATCCACCTAATTCTGATACGGCATTAAAACCGTGGCCACCTTTTGGTGGAATAATTACATCTATTTCTGATCCTGTTAAACTTGTTGCACCAGCAGAAACTATATCTGCATTTCTTATATAAGCAATTGTATAACCTGAACCAGCATTTGTAACTGTTACTGCTGTTACAACACCTCCTGATACTACAGCAGAAATTGTTCCGCCTGTGCCATCGCCTCTTATTGAAATGCCTGTAAATGTTCCGTTTGTACCACCTGTACCTCCAGATTTAATTTTTACTGTGCTGATTGCGCCATCAACGGCAGCTGAAGATATTGTAGCATCTGTAGCAACGGCCATAAAATCTGTTGATAAAAAATTTGCTTGTTGTGTTGCTGTTAAAGTGTACATATATTTCCACTTATACCCATCAGCAGTTGTTAAAATAGATGTAGATGTACCAGTTGGTTCTGTAGTTGAAGCTGCATTACCATTATTATCTAAACATTTGTAAACGTTTCTTGCTGTAGTTAATACATAGAACGTTGCATCAAATAAAGTTGTTGCACCACTGTTTGCTGTTTGTGCTGTTGTTGTGCCTGTAATACGATTGCCATAATCGTGTCTGTAATAATCATAAACTGTAGTTGTAGTCCAGTTTCTTCGTGGTATTACGAAAGATACATCTGAAGATGCAAGTTTTTTTACACCAAGCAAATCATCAAACGTATTAAATTCTTCTATGACACTGTCAACAGGTGTAATTGGAGCACCATCTGTGCCTTGATTTTCTGTTCTTAAATCACCTCTTGTTTGTGTAGCAAACGCTTGAGGTCTACCAACACCTAGATAATAGGTCTCTGGTGAGGCTTCTGAAAACGACTCACTAAATTGTTCAGCGTTGTTGATTCTAAACTTATTTGTTATAATTGCTGGCATATTCTTTATTTTCTTTTGTTATATTTATACAACATTTTTATAAGTACCTTACTATAATAGCTGCCGATCCTGCTGGTGCTGTTGCGAAAGTTAATGTTGTTCCTGATATAGTATAATCTGATGTTGGTCTTAAACAAGAACCGTTAACAAAAACCAATAAATCATTTACGTTTCTACCACTATTGATTGTTAATGTTGTAGTTGAACCATCACCTGTGGCCGTTTCTGTTATATTTCCTATAACTATTTTGCCTGCCATTGATGAATGGTTTTGACATACATAATATATTGTTGTGCTTAAATTAGAAGGAACTTCGTAGTATAAAATACCACTCACTTTAAGTAGAGCAGAAGCACCAGTTGTTATCGCACCTGTTAATGATACGTGAGTTAAACCTGTTGTGTAAGCATTACCTGAACTATATGCTCCTGAAACTGTTTGTAAATGAAAAGGATGGCCAGTGACATTATTTAATCTAAAAGCATATGTTTGTCCTGGTCTGAAATATAAAGTAGGATTGTTTCCTGAATAATGTGAGTTAAATTGATATGAACTAAAACCACTATTTGTTACATCTATTAATGCGGCCGTTTTAATTAAATCTCCTGTGCCTGGTACAAATTTACCACTTGCACTCACCCAAACTAAACCTTGTTGGTCTGATGGAGCTTGTGTAACTAAATCAACGTCTGTAAATAAATTAATACTAGAGTTTTCGTTTGCAATTTCGTTCCAACCACCACTGTCAGCAAAATATGCTTTTGCTGTACCTGTTACTACGGCTAATGCACCTTGATATGTTGTAGCATCTGGTCTAGCGCCAGTAGATGCAAAGTTAAATCTTAATTTATTTCCTGAACTTGTTAAATCAATTGTGTTTGCTGAACCTGTTAAAGAAAGGCCAGCGATAGAAGTTGTTGTTCCTCCTAATGATGTTGAAGTTGAACCTAATGTTATAGTTGAATTTGCTAACTGAGCATTTGAAACTCCGCCACTTTTAATTGTTACATCTCCTGTTGAAACTAAAAAACTTGCAGTGTTAAATGTAGCAACACCTGCATTTGCTGAAGTTGCTAATTCAGCAGAAATAGTTAATGAACTTGCACCCACTATAGTATTGATTCCTTCGCCTGCTAAAAATTCTAATTTACCACCTAAAGCTACAGAATTTTGAGTTGATGATTCATCTGTAAATCTTATATAAGGAAGTGCTAAATTTGCATTTGTGATTCCTGCTGAACCATTTAAATTTGTATTTGTAAGGCCTGATATTGTATTACTTGAAGCAACAATAGTTTTGTTAGATAATGTGTTTATAGATGTTGATGTAACAACAGTATTATCTAATTGTATATTAATTGTATCGCCTTGACTTACTGTAGTTGTAATGCCATCATTACTTTTAATTTTTAAAGTGCCACCTAATGCAATAGAAATAGCAGAAGAAGAATCATCTCTTATACTAAAACTTGAATTTGTTAAAGAAGAATTACCAATGTTAGATAGTGTGTTACTTGCACCACTGATTGTTTTATTTGTTAAAGCAACCGAGTTAGTACTTGTAACGATTGCCGTTGCACCTGATAATAAATTTAATTCTGTAGGTGTAGCAGTAAGTGTAATTGCTGTACCATTACCTAATGCTGTATAGATTTCATTAAAGTTATCATTAACAATTATTGCACCAGAACGCAGGTTTGTACCTGTTCCATCGTTTGCTACTGCACCTATATTAATTGTCTGTTTAGCCATTGATTAATCTTTCTCTATATTTATAATCATTTTAAGGCGTTGTGTCATCAAAAGTTATAGGGTTACCATCTGTGTCAATTGTTTGGTCAAATTTTGTAGGAGTATTATCAAATTGATTAAATGGTGAAATTATAAATATTTCTGACGGCATAGTCAATTTAGTTTTAATAAATCTGCCTAATTCCGTTGAACAAAAGAGAAATGTATTATCTTGACCATCTAAAGATGATTGTGTTCCAAAAGTAACGTTATTACCTAATTCTTCTATTGAATAATTTGTTCCTGATTGTCTAATAAATGATTTTAATATTTCTCTATTGATTGTTGAATATCTAGGGCCAGCGTAGGCAAATCCGTGAGATATATTAACACCATCAAAAACACCTCTTAATCTTGATAGATATGCTATGTTTATAGGAGCTCTTGTTAAAGTAATATCTCTTGTTGTTGAACTAAAAGGAGAAATTGTACTTGTATTTAAATCAGCTGCCGTTCCTACATTCGGAGTTGCTCTTAAAGATGTACCATCATCCACTGTACCTAATCTTCTACCAAAAATTGTAGTAAATAAAGTATTAACAATTGAGAAGAATGGATCGTCAATTACGCCTGTATTTGCACCTGTAATTGGTGTAGATATACGAGCGTTCAATCTTGATTCAACATTTACTTGACCTTCAAAATAAAAACCAGAAGTGTGCATAGTTTTTTTGAAATCATCTCGCCAATCAACAATAGAACGGCCTACTTTTATTACATAAGAAAAATCTTGATAGTATAAACTATCTTGTATGTTCATTGTGTTTTCAGAAAGAAAACCATCTTCATTTATAAATCTACCATCTAAATCTGCAACAGCCCCTACAGCCAATGTAGCAGTAGCAAAATCAAATTTTTTAATTGTTGCTGAACCACTTAAACTATTTACCGTATCATTAACATTAATTGTTCCTGAATTATTTTTTAAAGATAATAATCCTCTAGCTGCGTTAAAACTTACAACTGTGGCCGTAACACTACCTGATATTGTTACAGTTGTATTTGCAATAAATGTTCCTGTAACTCCGGTAACAATACAATTTTTAAAAAAGTTAAGAGTAGGAGGAGAAGGAGCTAATTGGTGATTTATTCCTAATTCTACTATTTTTAAATCTAATACTTTTCCTACTTCATCACCATAAGCTTTTAATATGGCATTTTGACCTGCTGATGTAATAGATACAGTTGGTAATGTAGTATAACCTGAACCTTTATCGTATAAAAATATATCTGTTATATCTCCAATATCTGTTCCAGATTCTTGTACAAATTTATTACCAAAATAAGTATCATCTTGCATTGTGGCATCTTCTAATACAATGTGATCTTCTGTTGTGCTTGTACTATCTTCAGGTATAAATCCTCCGTTAACAACAGAAATAAATCCTGCAACTCCTGCTCCATTTGTGCCAGTATTAACAAAAACTAAATCATCACCTATAGAATATCCAGCACCTGCATTATCTATTATTATTTCTGTAATACTACCTGAACCTATATTATTAGTTTGAATTATAGCACCATCACCGCCACCTGTTACTGTTACCGATTCAGTTGAAGTGTGTAATGATCCATCGTTTGTAATTATTTTTGTAGTAGGAATTCCTGAAATTGTAGCTTCAATCAATAAATCGTCTGTGTCGTTTAAAGTTCCTGTTATATTTTCTCCAACTGTAAAATTTCCTACAATACTATCTGAACTTAAAACAAACTCAGATATAAGAGTAGAACCAATTAAAAACTTGGTTACACTTTCTACTATTGCTATTGTATTTGAAGTTGAACCTGTAATTGTTCTGCCCACTAAGTTAGATGTATCTCCTGCTACAGTAATAGCTCTTAAAACTTTATTTGTTGTAAATTTACCATCAGATACTCTTAAAATTTGTTCACGTGGATAAAATGTTTCTGATATTTCATCAAAAAGTAATCTAAAAAATACCTCGTGGCCACTTTTTGTACCTTTTGACTTATATAATGATTTAATATTTTTAATTAAATTTCTTTTATTAACATTAGAATTTAAATTTTCAGGTAAAGTAGTTAAAAATTCATTTCTAAAGTTACTTAAAAAATTAGATATAACTTTATCAGGATCTCTAAAGTTTAATAACTCTTGTATATTGTTTACTGGATTTGGTTTGTAATTATTAATTACAGCACTTGCATTA